GCAGTCCAAGTACTTGTAGTAAAAAGATTTTCTACAGAAGTCAATAATTGTGATATTGTTGCCATATTAAATCTCCCTTCCTACTTGAATACTTAAAACATAACCGTTATCTTCATATTTATTAATTGCATAAGTTTTACCGCCAAATATAACACTGTCATAATTGTCTAAAACTTTAGAATCAATATCAGTAGACTTTAACATTATATCCGCATTTAATCTTGGTTTATCATCATTAGTTTTATAACTTTTGCTGACAATACCTTTTATGGTAATTGGTGATGTACTTGAACTATTTACAGTTTGTGTACCAAAATTGTAACCAGTAACGGTTATATTTGTAAACTGTATATCTTCAGCTAAATCTCCAATTAAACTAAATGCATTAGTGATGTTGTTGTTAATAAGTGTTTTATAACTCATTAAGCACCTCCACTAACTCGGACACCTCTGTTATCGGTTGTTGATTCTTCATTGTAATATTTAGTTATGATAGTGATTACAGAATCTGGTAATTCTTTAAAATTATCAACTCCACTAGCAGTATCGAAGACAAGTCTTACGGCTCCTACTGTTAAGTCTTTAACTTTATTTTCACCAGATGCATTGTTTTCAGCTGTTTTCATATTACTTATTAAATGAAGTGCCAACTCATAAGTTGCCTTTTTGATATCTTCTGGAATTGTACCATAAGAAGTAGTAGATCTATCATCTTCTAAATCTGTATAGTAGCCTGACTTATTATCGTAATAAGTTATATCTCTAGGCCAAGATAAGGGGGATGAGGCAGTAGGCGTAGCCGTTCCACCCCAATCCATATCATCGAGAATTCCAGTGGCTGTTACTAAAGCTTGTTCTATTAATGTATCTGAACTAAACCAAGTATCTGAATAAAGTCTATCATTAAAATAGTCATCAGATTCTTGTACAGTTACAAATGAATTAACTCCTTTTTGTAAAGCCATTATATTTCTCCGTATCTAATAGTTATAATAATTAACCGTGGAATATAGGGAATATACCCATTTGGTTAACATTAGTTGCATGAACTGTCCAGTTAGTTCCAAGTGCAAGGTCAGAATTTGCAGGGTATGCAGTTGCTGATCCAGCCCATGAGAAACCTTTAGGATGCATAATATTACCCCATCTTGAGATAATAGTTACTAGTCCACCACCGTTTCCAGCTAATTCATCTCTTTCAAGAGCAGTTGGATTCGTTTGTGCAATTTGACTATAATGCACAGCAGAAGCTTTTGCTAAGTAAGAAACTTTTACACCAGAAGTGATGTTTGCAGTTAATGATTGGTTGTTAACAATAAGTCTAATTTTACCACCAAGAATAGTATTGAAGTTAAAGTTACCATCAACAACTGGAGCAACGTCAAGAACGTTTTGTTTTCTCATAGTGTTGTAAGTAGCAGTATCAACTACTAAGTAGTAGAAAGGCTCTTCGAATTCACCTTTAATAGCAGTAATGCCATCTAAAAGTACATCAAAAAATGCAGATCTTTTATTTGCGTTAGTCTCTAAAGAGAATAAAGCATTTGGATTTGAACTAGAATCTGAACCAGTGTAGTAACCAAACGTTCCTACAGTTGCAGCAGCATCAGAAGCACCAACAGTAGTTGAACCCCAGATTTTATCAGCAACACCATTCATAATTGATCTTAATTGTAGATCTTCTCTTCTTGCTCTTACTGAAGCAAATTGAGAACCTAAATAAGATAAACCATCTACTTTAGAAATCAGTTTTTGAACTGATAATTCTTCAGCAGCAATATGGTCTATATTTTTAATATAGATTGCAGATTTGTTTGATACACCCATAGTGTTTAGGTTTTTGTCTGATGCAGTTTCATTTTGTTTATTGAAACCTGTAGGATCAGAAAAATCTAACCATCTTAATGTACCTGTGTAGTTTTCTCCTGAGTCAGTGATTCTTGCGTCAGAACCTACTAAAGCAGTAGAAGTTAATAACGCTGCGTCTGCTCTTTCTACTTGTGCGTAAGCAGAAATAGCCTTAGCTATGTTATTAAAATTTGAACTTGTTACAGCCATTGTTTTTTCCTTTTATTATTTATGTAACATAATTGTTACGGTTATTATTATAAAAGATTTGGTCTATTCAGACCATTCTCCGTCAACTTTGATGTTACCTTTTTCAATATTTGAAAGTAGTTCATCAGTTGACATCTCTTTTATAGATTTGACAGGATTGTTTCCTGATGCAGGTTTAGCTGGATTAATTCCAGTTCCTGCGTTTGCTTTTATAGAAAATAAAAATGCATTATTATCGTCTTTAGCATATGATGACACGGCATCTTCAATACTCAAGCCAGTTTCATGCATCCAATTTCCTGAAGCGTCTTTCTTTAAACTTCCTACAATATCTGAATAAGCCATTTTAGCTGCTTTATCAGATCGAAAATTTAAAGAGTTAAGTTGAGAACGCACAGCGTTATCTCAGCTTAATTCTGTGTTTCTTTGTTCATAAGTTTCAAGTTTAGCACTCATTTCATTTAGTTTCATTTGCATAACTTCTGAATGTTTACCTTGTTTTTCTAAGGCTTCTATTTCAGCTTTTTGTTTATCGGCTTTAGCTTGTTCAACTTGTACCAATGCAGCATCTCTTTCTGAGTATGCAGAATCTAAATTAACTTTTATATTTTTAATTGCTTTTGAAACCTCCGCATCTACAAGAGATTTAATATCTACTTGTTCTGTTTTAGCTTCTGTTTTTGTTTCTTGAACTTGTGTTTCTTCACTCATTTTTTTCTCCTTGGGACACGGCCCTTGTTATATTTATTAATGAACTTATACTTATAAACAAAATATAAATTCTGTTATATAGATTATATCCAGGCATCTTTTGCAAGAGGCTTAGCTATTAATTTTTCATTGTTGTAAATAGCGTTACAGATATTTTCTATTGCTTCATTTGGATTTCTAGTTTGTGTTTCAGGAACTTCTTCTTTAAAAACTTCCTTATACAAATCATAAAAACCTTTATTAGATTTAACCTCTAATAATTTTTGTCGTCTTTCTTTTTCTGTTAATATCATTTCCTTAACCTTATAATTTTTCTAGTTCTAAAAGTCTTTTTTCAAACTCTTTAACTGTGTTTGGTATTATAGTCTTAACTAAATCATAAGCCTTTTTATCGTGCATAGTTGCAAATAAATTAGCAAATATTTCTTTTTCTACAGCACCAGATCTTCTCCAATAACTAATACTGTGACCATACATATTATAATCTCTTCTAAAAGATCCTCTAGCTAAAGCATCTACAATATCAGATACTTCACCAAAACCGTTACCTTTTAAATCTGTTACATTTATTTTACCAATAAGCCTTGTCTTATCATATTTACTGTATATGTTAACAGACTTTTGACTAGACAATCTTCTAAGAATTTTATCAAGTGCAGCAGATTTACTACTACCAAAAAATAATTTTCTATCCTTAATAACAGCATCTTTAAAAGCTTGATTAGTTTCAGACCAAGATGAAAATATATTATTATTAGACACATAATCAATATGATGACCATATTCATGACTTATTACATAACTCTTAACAGATTTTTTAGAGTACTTACTACCGTCTTTAGCGTCTAATTCTGCTTGTAGTTTTTTACTTTCAGCATAATAAACACCTCTTTTAGTGTTTTTAATAATTTTTGGTTTTTCTAATTTATTAACAATAATTTTTTGTTGATCAGTAAGTTGTGAGTTAAAGTCATCATCATATCTTTGTCTTAATTTAGTAGAACCCCTATTTAATATATAACCAATTTCTACATTAGCAGATCTAGGTTTAACTACAGTTTTAGGCAATGCAGTAGTAACTGTAGTAGGTTTAGTTTTAGCACCATTAAGTAATTCTTCTAATCTACTTATAGATACTAGTTTACCGTCTTTTGTACTAAATTGTGTAAACTTTAATTTACCAGTATTAAATATATCAACTCTACGTTTATTACCTAATACAGCTAATTTAAAATCATTATTTTGCTCTGATAAAAACTTAGCAAAATTAGTTTCAGAAGGAACTTGACCATTAAAAGATGCTCTTTTACTTTTAGATATTCTTTTTAATCTTCTTTTACTAATTCTAGAACTTTTTGTATCTCTTAAATCTTCATAAGACTTAACAATAGGTACAGTTGTAGATCTACAATTAAAATGTTGAGGAGGTCTTACACCTGTTTTATCATCTAATCTAAAAACTTTACCATCTAATCTTCCACAGATTAAAGAAGTCCTGGAATCTAATGTTGCCACATATTGATAACCATCAATTACATCTTCATTTAACTTATATGTTGCATTAGATATATTACTTGATGTTTCAGTTATAGCAGTTCTAGATAAAGTTTTTAATTGAGCACTTGGTAAATCAATAGAACGACCTACATTATCAGCTATTTTATTAACAGCTAAGTTATCAATCATACCCCTTTTAACAACATCTTTAATACGTCTTTGTTGTGATAGACTTATAGATGCTATTTGTTCAGAATAAGTTCCTGCTGAATTAATTATTAAATCATTAACTTTCAACCCAGTATATACTTTACTTCTGTAAACCTTACCTAAACTTTGTTTTAAAGTATTACTATGAAATTTAGAACTAGTACTAGCTAAAGCTTTTAGTTCTGTAATTCCATTTCTGTATATTTTACGATATGTCTTACGTGTCTCTAACGTTAGGGCACGGTTTAAAGCATTTACACTTTTATTACCGTTCTTTAACGCTGAAGTTACTAATCGTTTTTTATGGGATGACATGACTTTTGTTAAATCATTATCTAGTTTCTTTTCGTAAAGACTTAATAGAGCACGGTGTTTCAGCTCTCTAGATAGTATATCATCGTTTATACTCATTTAGTTCCTTAATTAGTTCTTAGATTCATTTTCAAATGTTTTATCTTCCTCTTTTGATGATTCAGTTGGTTTATTCATTTCATCAGATATTCTTTTTGAATAGGTAGCTGATAAAATGTTTAATTTATCTAAATCAATAGATGTTAACATTTTTTTATTATTAATATCAGAAAGTATTGCTATATTATTTATAACCGTATTTGGTAATTCACTCTCTTTATAATCTTTACCATCAATATTAATTGTTCTTTCTTGAACTTCATTTTTATTATCACTCATTTTATTTTCCTTTATTATTATTATTTATATTTACGTCTTATTTTCTTCTTTTTCTTCTTATCGTCATCTTTTTTCTTCTTACTCTTCTTACTTCGCAACAACATCTTGCCATCTCCTTACCTCTTTTTCATTTTTATACAACTACTACCCTTACCTCTTCGGTAACCTTTCCAACAAGATTTACCTTTATATTTTTTCTTTTTGTAAGCCATTGTGATTACCACTTTCTACAAGACCAATATCTTGCTTTTGTTTTAGGGCCAGGAGTAGAACATTTATGTCTTGCTCTAAAACTTGCCCTTGCTTTAGGATTAGATTTTCTAATCTTCATCCCCTTTTGACCAAAGTTAACTTTCACAACATTACCATTTGCGTTACGAACGAAAACTTTAAATTTTTTAACGTCACCCTGCATAGGCTTATTAAGCTTAACAGTACGACCTTGGTATTTTGCCATTTTAAGTATTTTCCCCCTTATCTTCAAAACACATAAACTTAACATAAAATTTATTTGAATTAACAGTGGGTTTACCAAATGTATTTAATGTATCATTTGATAGGTTGTACCCATTTGTTATACAGCTATAGTAATCTTCAAATAAAAACTCATGTTTAACTTCTTTAAAACATTTTTCAGCAGTACCCGAACATAACATTAATATTAAAATATATTTCATTATTTAACCCCATAAACTTCCTGTTATAGTGCCTTTATTATATTCAGTTGCTCTACTTTCAAAAAAGTTTGCATGTTCAACACCATTAATAACCCAATCAAGCCAGCTTAAAGGGTTTTCTTTAACTTTAT